CCGATTTTTATAATAGTATTGCGGGATCATATATAAATGAATGGTTAAGTGGTTATTATTCTTGTAGAAATATATTAATTAATTATAATAATATTCCTGATAATTATATTATAGCAACATTAAACAACTTTAATAAATGTTATATTATGAATATCGGAATAGATAAAAATATTGTCGAACTTTTAAACAATCTAGTTATGTGTTTTAAAAAATATATAATTACTAATGGTGAATTAATGAAACGATTATGGGAAAATACTTGCAAATTGTTTTTACAATATTTACCTGATATCTATTACGATGTTAAAGACATAATTGAAAAAAAAAATTACATAGATAATGATAATGATAATGTATGTAAAGATATTGGTTATAAAAATAGTAATAAAATACTTATTTACACAGGATTTATGAATTTTTTATGGAATGATAGCACATTAAAAGAAAAGTCTATTGGTGGTTCCGAAAAGGCGGTAATTTATCTCTCTAGATGTTTACCCAAAAATTATGAAATTTATATTGCGGGTGATCAATTAGAAGAAGAAATAGATAATATTAAATACGTTTATCATAATAATCTACAAAAATTATTAAATGATAATAGTTTTCATACTGTTATTGTATCGCGTTATGTATCATTTTTTGAACAGTTTAATAATATTAAATGCAGTCAATTAGTTGTTTCGGCTCATGATAGTACTGGGTTTATAAATTTTACTAAAAATAATTCTGTAGATAATATTTTAAGAAAAAATAATAAAAATATTGATTATATCATATGCCTTACTGAATGGCATAAAAATAATATTATAGAGAGACATAATTTTTTAAAAGATAAAATTAACATTATTAACAATGGAATAAACATACACGATTTTAATAAAGAAAATATAACTCTAGATATAAAAGTCAAAAACCGATTTATATGGAGTTCTTGTGCATACAGAGGATTAGATGTCATGTTAAATTTATGGTCAAAAATACTTGAAGTTATGCCGGATGCTACATTAGAAATATGTAGTTATGATACATTTCCTAAAAATCAATATGAAGAAAAAATGTTAGAAATTATTAATGCATATTCTAGTATAACTCATCATGGAAAACTTAATACCGATCAATTATATAAATTAGCTAATACATGCGAATATTGGCTATATACAAATACATTTCCAGAAACTAGTTGTATTACAGGAATGGAAATGTTAATGTGTGGAGTAATATGTCTATATTATCCATTAGCAGGATTAAATGATACAATAGGAGAATATGGAATAAAAATTAAACAAGGTAGAGAAATAGAAACATTAATAAATTTGAGTAAAGAGAGAAAAATAGAATTAACAGATAATGGAAAAGAATATGCTTTAACTTGTAGTTGGGAAAATAGAGCTAAAGAATGGAGTGATCTATTAGGACTTAATAAACAAAAATTTAATACAATTAACAATAAAATAGGTATATTTAATAGTTTTCCATTTCACTATGAAATGTTTGGATTTATTTTAAACTACGCCAAAAATAATAACATTGAAGTAGATATATTTACAAATCAAAACAATACTCTTGGATGGATTGATTTTTATAGAGAGAAATTTAATAATTTTAATATAATAGATTTCAATAATTTTAATGGAAATAGTAATAAATATTCTACTTTCTTTGTAACAACCGACGATGATCCTCTATTTAAATCTGAATGGATAACCGATAATGTTATTTGTTTAAATCATTATTATAAAATACGAAACCATAATTTTAAACATTATTTAAATGTAGCTAATTTTAAAGATAGTTCATTAGAATATAGCTATCCGTGTTATCCTTTAATAAATTATGAAGATAAAATACAAAATACTACTGTTTGTATTATAGGAGGAAATATAGATCATACACATAATATTCATATTATAAATAATTTATATTCAAAACATAAAATAAAATTAAATATATTTACTAGAAAAATATGTAATACAAATATTGCAAATATAGATACAAATAAATTTGATATTCACTTTATAGAAGATATAGAAACGATAAATATGATTAAAATATTAAAACAAAGCTCATATGTATTAATAAATTATAATAACAATGATGATCATAATACAGGTATTAGTTGTAGTGGTTCATTACAATTAGCATTATCTACATTATGTAAACCTATTATAATTAACACTGCAAATCAATATTTAAAAATAGAAAATGCGCTAGAATTCGATATAGACTCTGTTGAACCAATAGATATTGATGAAGATGTTGAGTTTCAATCTATAGAACAAGAGAGAAATAAATATGTTGATAAATTTGATAATTATATTATTAAACAAAAACAGGTTGCATTGATAGTTGAACCAAGGAAATTAGAAAAATTAGATAAAATTATTAGTAATGTACATAATAAATTAAATAATAATTCAAGATATAAATGGTGTATTTTATTTTATTGTGGAAAAGGATTAAAAACATATTATTTATCACTATTTCATAATATTGATATTACTATAATTGAACTGGATACAAATAATTTTACATTTATGGAATACAATGATTTTTTAAAATCTTTATCTTTATGGAAGACTATAAATAGTGAATATACACTTGTATTTCAAGCAGATTGTTACATCTTTAATAATCCGCCATATACAATAGATAATTTTATAGATAAAAATTGCAGCTATATAGGAGGAAATATGAGTTATCAATGGAAAGAACTTGAGTATCATAACATAAATTCACAATATAGAAATTATAATGGTGGACTATCTTTGAGAAAAACAAAGGATATGATTAATATAATTCAATCTTTTAATCCAGAACAAAGTATAGAAAAAATAGATAAATTTGAAACTTACGGAGAAGATGTTTATTTTACAATCGGTGCATATAAATTAAATTTAAAGATTGGTAATACTAAAGATGATCAATATTTCTCTTGTCATTCAATTATAACCGATAAATGTTTTGGTATTCATAATTCAAATACATTTTTAGATAAAAAAAAATTATTAGATATATATCCTGAAATTTATAATCAATCTTATATAATTAACGATAATTTAAAAAAAGAATTAGTTAGTAAAAATATGTATATAAATAATGATTCTTGGTCAGTTATAGAAGACAATAATATTATTTTTATGGAAACAAATGAGATAGATAAAGAATTTTTATCTAATAAAAAGAGTCCATTCATTTTAGTTACAGCTAATAATTTAGATTATCCAAGTTGTCATAATAATGATATAGAAATTTTGAATAATCCATATTTGATTAAATGGTTTGGAACATTCCCCGCTATAACACATTCTAAATTATCACCATTACCATTAGGACCAAAGGCTAACTGGAAAAAAACAGAATTTTTATCTGAATATATGAATACAAATATGTATGATATTGCTTCCAAGGATATTAATCCATTAGTTCATAATAGAAAAAGTTTATTATACTGTAACTTTTCAAATACAACAAGCAATCCTTATATAAAAGAGCACAAGAACTGTCGAATAAAATTATGGGAAATTTTGAAAAATATTGAAATACCAGTAACTAATGTCAAATCTCAAAAAGATTATTTGTCAGATTTATCAAACTTTGTTTATTGTTTATGTCCTCCAGGTAATGGATGTGATAGTCATAGAGTATGGGAAGCGTTGATGATGAATTGTATTCCAATTGTTATAAAATATGAACCGATATCAGAATTATATAAAAATTTACCAGTCTTAATTTTAGATAAATGGGAAGATTTAACGGTTGAATTATTAAATAGTAAAAAAGAATATTTTTCTAATTTTGTTTTCAATAGAGAATTAATATACAAAAAATACTATATTGATAAAATCAAGAAAGAATCTGAACCAATTAATAAACTACAACAGTTGCAAAATAAAATAAAAATTACAGGAGGAGACTTTAAAGAAGAGCTTATAGAACAAATTATTGCAACAAAGTATATTAATGAAAATGATAAAGTATTAGAAATTGGCGGAAATATTGGTAGAAATAGTATGATTATAGCATCTTTGTTGAATAACCATGAAAATTTGACTGTAATGGAAACAGACCCAAAATCCTTTAAAATATTAAAATATAACAAGGAGATAAATAATATGAATTTTAAAATTATTAATGCTGGACTATCTAATAAAAAATTAGTGCAAAATTCGTGGGATACATATTATGATGACACAAATAAAAATAATGATAATTTCTTTCATGTTAATAATATTACATATAATGATTTACTTAAAATAACCGAGACAGATTATAATGTATTGGTACTTGATTGCGAAGGTGCTTTTTATTATATATTAAAAGAATTTCCCGAAATAATTACAAATATTGATAAAATTTTGATTGAGAATGATTATAAAACAATTGAAGAAAAAAAATATGTAGATAATATATTATTTAATAATAATTTTGTATCAGTATTTAAAGACTATCATCCTGATAAGTGGGGACCTTTCTATGATAATTTTTATGAAGTCTATCTAAAAATAACCAACCCAACTAAACCAAATAAATTAGCATATTATACTACAAATATTGCATTTTGGGATAATGAATTGTGTGAAAGAGAAACAACTATTGCCATGTATGATTATGCCTATTACAATAAAACAATATTGGGTAATAAATCATATATCTTTTATGATAAAAACCGTCATAATAACAAAAAAGAAATAATTGAAAAATTCAAAAAAGACTTTGTTGTTCACGAAACAGATGATTTTAAGGAAGTAGATGAATATCTAGTGAAATATAATATTTCACATATTTATATTATAAAAGGTGGAGAAATTGATTCTAGATTAAGTAAAGTTGCAAAAAATTGCATTCATTGTGTATATAATTGTACTGAACCTCATGGTGAAGTATATAGTTCTATTGCTCCTTGGGTTAAAGGTAATAATAATAAATACCCTGTTGTTCCACATATGGTTAATCTACCCAAAAATAACAATAATATGAGAGAAAAATTAAATATACCTAAAAATGCAATAGTATTTGGTGGATATGGAGGAAAAGAAAATTTCAATATAAAGTTTGTTCAAAATGTTGTGAGCAACATTGCCCAAAACAATAATAATATTTATTTTTTGTTTGCAAACTTTTATAAATTTTGTCAAGATTTACCAAATATTATATTTTTACCAATGATTACAAATTTACAAGAAAAAGTAGAATTTATAAATACTTGTGATGCAATGTTATGGGCTCGTCTAGATGGGGAAGTAATGAGTATGTCAATGGGTGAATTTTCTACATTAAATAAACCAATTATATGTAAAGATATAGGACGTGATCGTGGACATGTGCATCTTTTAAAGGATAAAGCTATTTGGTATAATAATGAAAAAGATTTAACAGATATTTTGTTAAATTTTAATCCAGAAATAGAATCCAAAAAAGATTGGAATGCATATAAAGATTATACACCTGAAAAAGTTATGAAAATATTTGATGATGTTTTTTTAAAAAATAATAAACTACAACAGTTGCAAAATAAAATAAAAATAATAGATTGTTTTACTTTTTACAATGAAATAGATTTATTGACATATAGATTAAATATATTGAATGATGTTGTAGATTATTTTGTATTAGTTGAAGCAACACATACTTATGTCGGTAAAGAAAAACCATTATTTTATCAAGATAATAAACATTTATTTGAAAAATTTAATCATAAAATTATACATATAATTGTAGATGATTTTACACATAAGTTTCCAAATATAAATATTGAAAAAGATGAACAATGGATTAATGAACGATATCAAAGAGACTGTATTTCTAGAGGAATAGATAAATTATCTTTACAAAATAATGATGTTATCACTATTACCGATTTAGATGAAATACCAAATCCTACATTATTAAAAAAAATTAAAAATAATGAAATTTTAGTAGATCAAAATATACTTGAACTGGATTTATACTATTATAATTTGGAAACTATGTTGGGTTTTCAATGGACATTATCAAAAATAATATCTTATAAAAATTACAAAGAATTAGGATTATCTTGTCAACAAATTAGAGAAAATATATCTTTTAAAATTATTAAAAATAGTGGTTGGCATTTAACTTATTTTGGAGATGAAAAATTTATTAAAAATAAGATACAAAATTTTGGACATCAAGAATATAATAATAATAATTATACTGATAAAAAACATATAGAACAACAAATAATCAATGGAAAAGACCTATTTGGTAGGCAAAATATTAATATTATAAATATTGATATCAAAGACAATGATAATTTACCACCTGCTTATGATATATATCTTAAAGATTTTTATAAAACACAACTAACACAAACAAAAACAAACAAAAACATCGCATTTTTTATTAGACATTTTACAGAAAGAGGCACAGAAGTTGCTGTATATGATTATGCGCATTACAATGAAAAGATATTAGGAAATAAATCATATATTATTCATTTTTCAGATGATGCGCAAAAAAAATATGGTTTTCCTGATATTAAAGTTTCATTTCTAAAATTTAATTCCAGATTTGAAATGATTGAAATAAATGATATAACTGATATGAAACTTGTGATAGAAAAGTATAAATTAGATTTTTTTTATACACTTACTGATGGCGGTCAAGATATTTATAAGTTTGATAATAAATACATATGGGATAAGTGTAAAACTATTAAACATTGTGTTTTTGATACCACTTGTAATGAGGGGGATTATTATTTATCAATAAGTAATCATTTAAATAAAAAATATGAAAGAAATATTCCACTTATTCCACATATAGTTGATTTACCTAATACTGATAAACATTTAAGAGATGAATTAAATATACCACACGACGCCATCGTAATAGGAAGATTTGGTGGATTTTACCAATTTGATTTGGAGATTGCACATAAAGCAATATTAGAATTTTTAAATTCTAATTTTAATTCAAATATTTATTTTTTATTTATGAATACTAATAAATTTTTTGAGCATCCTAAAATTATTTATCTTGAAAAAAACATTGATTTGCTTTATAAAACAAAATTTATAAATACTTGTGATGCAATGATCCATGCTAGGAGTGATGGAGAAACATTTGGATTATCGATTGCCGAATTTTCAATTAAGAATAAACCAATTATTACTTGTCCGTGTGGAGATTTGGAACACATTTTATTATTAGGAGATAAGGCACTCACATATAATGACAAAGATAGTCTTATTCATATTTTTTATAATATCAAATACTTAATTAATAAATATGATGACTGGAATTGTTATAAAGAATTTACGCCAGAGAAAGTAATGAATTTATTCAATAATATCGTATTTGATATTTAGAGTATATATTATTTAATAATGATTTAAACAATAAAATGATATTGTCAGGTGTTACTTTCGAAATTAACATGGAACAACTAATTTATGCAAATTATTTATTACATTTTAACACTGATGATATCATTTATACAAATATGATTGATTATTCAAACGGCGCTTTTGCAAGTTAAAACATAAATTAATAATAATTAAAACACAAATTAATAATAATTAAAACACATAATTATTATTATTATTATTATTATTATTATAATTATTTTACATATATATATTAATTATTCATTCATTTTAATGTTATAATATTTCATATTATCCTGGAAACGTTTTTTATCATCAGAGAAAATTGGATCATCTATAATTTCTTGTAAATATTTTTTTCCTTCATCTAACTTATTTATCCAATAACACGCTACTGATAATTCATCATATAAATGTTTATGGTAACAGTGTATTCTAACAAATAATGTATATTTTTCACATATATTTGCATAATTTTTTTCTAAAGCATGTTTTAATAATATGTAAGCCTTATCATATAATTTATTTTCATTACAAAATTTTCCTAATATATAATAACCTTCTGCCCTATCTGGAAATATAGATATTGTTTTATTAATTTGACGCTCAATTTCACTATATGATCGTTCCAATAAAATTAATAGTTCGGAAATTCGTAAATATGATTCATATACTTCTTCAATCCATGTATTTTTTAATTTTGTATATAAACAATACCAGTTTAAAGCTTTTTCATACTGTTTTGAATCCATCAAACTTTGAGCAGTATAAAAAACTGAACGATTATTTAATCCATCTTCATCATTATATAATGTATCCCAAAATTGTTGCTCCAATAGTTTAGCATCTTTACTATATTTTTCTGGATCAAACGATCGTGCTCCGATATCTTCACAATCTACCCATAAATCATCTTTTATAAAAAAACTAGACAAAATTATGTCTTCTTTATCCAAACATCTAATAATATTATGTGCTACACCGCAATATTTCCAGCGCAGATTATTTTTATATAATGACGTACATTTAAATATAGAATTACCTCTTTTATAATTAAATTCATATTGATCTGAATTATCACTTACATCAAAAACAAAGTTGCCAACTAGTAAATCGTCGGCATCTAAATGTAATACATAATCTGTTTTATTATATGCTTTTTCAAACATATATGTTTTATGTTTACCAAAACCCATCCATTCATCTATAAATAATTCACCAGGTATATTTTTTTTGTTAAAGAAATTTTTTACTATTTCACATGTATTATCTGTTGAACCTGTATCACAAACTATCCAATAATCTATATATTTGTATACAGATTCTAGTGTCTTTTCAATAATATGTTCTTCATTTTTACACATAGTTATAAAAGATAAAGTAGGTTTTTTTTCTTTATGTATAACAAAATCCATATATGTATATATAGTATAAATATAAAAATAAAAATACTATATATTTTTAGATAATTATTTCTACTAATAAACATATAAATTATTGATCACTTATAGAATGATCATATAAAAGTTGTCTATAGATTTTAAAATCATTTATGTAATCATAATTATTTATCTCTTCAAGAATGTCGGAATTAATAATTATATTTATTTTACCAATATTATATAAAGTAGCTATTCCACGATGGTTATTACTTGTAAAAACTTTTATAGAAAATAAATCTTTGAATTTTAATAATAAATAATATAATACTTTCCAAACATCACCAGTCCACGGTTCCCCATATTTTAATATATCATTTTCATAAAAATGTTTAATAGGAATTTTATGTTGTTCTCTCTCATTTATAGGTAATATATCATCTAAAAATATTCTACCATTTTCGGTAAGACATGATAGAGAATTTGTAATATCCTTAATAACATACTCAATTTGATGCATACCGTCGATGAAAATAATATCAAAATTATTATTAATTTTTGGGTCTGTAATTTTTAATTGGTTTAAATCATAAAAATAATCATCAGATGTTTTTTTTACAAGATTTATATTAGAAAACTCTTGAGTAATATCAAATTTAGGATCAGGATCAATGCCGGTTTTATTATCAGCTTTAATATTTTGAATTGTAACTCCATATTCAACACCAATTTCCATATAGCGAATGTTGGGATTATCATTAATTATGCTATTAATAACATCGTATCTAGTATTATATAGAGTATTAAATTTTATATTAGAAATATCTTCAATAAATTCATAACTGCAGTTAGAATTTACGAATAAATTAATATAATATAACTTTAACTCATCAATAGAGCAATCTGTCATATAATAACATTTTATGTTATCATAGTTATGATAATTATTAGAAGTCATAAATTCAATCATAGTGTCATGTGATAATGTATTACTTAAAAACGTAATTTCGTTACTTTTATCTAAACATAATTGTTTAACATAATCAGAAACCATCATATATTCACTTAAAACGCAATATTGTTTATTATATGATCTATTAACAAGTAAATTACAGTATTTATGTTTATAATCTTCTGAACGTTTCCATATTCTAGAATGATTATTTAAGTATGATTCATTTTCATAAGCATCTTTGCCTTTCATAATTTGATGTACATTATATTTATCATAATATAAAGGATATAGCCAACATGGACCAACTCTATTAATTTCCGCATTTCGAATTAAAGAAAAATTATTATTATTATCATTCATAAATTGAATATATGCAAGTTTATTTATTTTCATAGATTTATATTTTGTTAATGTGCGTAATAGAATTTCGTAATCATCACAAATAGGTAAATATTCTGAATAATTTCCACATTCATGTAAAATTTTTGCTCGCCAAATTCTAGGATGATTAGGTAGACAAGTTAAATGTGATAAAGTTATATTATTAATATTTGGTGTAATATATACATATTGCCATGTATTTTTATAATATTTTAGATAGTAGCCACCATATCCTTTACAGATACCATTATCATATTTACAATAATTACAATTTTCATACATATTTATAAAATCCATATAAATGAATCCTAGTTGAGAATCATTTTCAAATTCAATATATGCATCTAGAAGACAATCTGGTAATATAATATCATCATGGTCTAATTCTAGTAAATATTTTCCTCTACATAAACTAACGGTTTCATTTTTTACATTACCAATATTTCCAGAATTTTGTGCTCTTTTATATAAGCGAATTCTATTATCATTAGATAATTTTTCTTTTAAAAAAATAAAATGATCATCATCGGGCGAATCGTCAAGTATAACCCATTCCCAATCAATTAATTTTTGATCTAAAATGCTTTTATATGCTCTGTCTATTTTATCATATGTATTATAGCAACTTGTAAAAATTGAAAAGACCGGTCTATCTGATTCCCTATCAGAAATTACATTATTAAAATGGCAATAATTAACAGAGTTATTAAAATTATCAATATTATTGAGTTTATCGCTATTCATGAAAATCCATCTTTTACATAATCTTTTTGGAATAACACTTAATAATTCTGGATAATATTCTTCAGGATTATGCTCACCGTAAATAATTAATAAATTATAATTTGAATTAAAAAGAAGATTTATATCATTTATATCATTTGTAATTTTAATAGTACATTCAAATTTATCTTTATTAGATTCAATAAAATCATCAATATAATTATATTTTGTATATCTATATATAATAACTAATGGATACTTCATAATATATATATATATGCAATTAATATTTAATATTTATATTGATATATAAATATATTAATTAATATTTAGTGTCATTAATAAATAATAGATAAAATAATATAATATGATATAAAATAATATGATATAAAATAATATAATATGATATTATAATATATTATATTATGTCGTCAACAAGAAAAATAAATGATGAAGAAAATACAAAATTAAATTTACAACGAGATACTAACATTGGTAGATATATGTTAAATTGTCCTGGTAATGGGTTATCACCAAATTATATAGATGATCCACATATTCGTCTTCAAAAATGGGGTGCTAATAATGTAAGCAATATGATAGATATAAATAATGATTTAAGAGGATTAAATAGACCATTAAACCGAGAAACAGATTTAAATAATACATATAATAAACAGTCAACAATACCAGATTTTAATAATTACGCATCAATTAACTCTATAACTGATGAATCCAGAAGCATAGCGCCCGCATGGGAATTAAGAGATTTAGAACGTAAAAATACAACATATTTACATTTGAATCCTCAAGAAAGAACTGAAGTGCCTTTTGTAAATAATGTTAGCACAAGAATAATTGAAAAAGATAATTTTTCAAACTTTAGTAATTAGTTATTTAATATAGATTCTACGATAAATTATATATAAAAATATTATAATTTATTATATATAATGGCTGAAATAGCTTTACCAATATTAGGACTAGGTGCTTTATATTTAATGTCTAATCAAGATAATGAAAAACCTGAAAATTATGAAAATATGGGAGCATCAAGAAAACAAGATGGACCTTGGGGTAGTGGTAAACATTTACCAAATACAAATTTACAAAATATTAATTATCCAATGTCGCAAAGATCTGTTCAAAATACACCAATTGACAAATTAAGTGGAAATTCGGTGCGAGAATATTTAAATCCAAATCAAACAACTGATAAATTCTATAATGATAAAGTTTATTTACAAACCGCGAATCAAAAAAGTAATGGTGGTGTAGGCGATGGAGTTGTTAATGGTGTAAATAAAAACCAGGTTTATAGTTTAACTGGCGAACCAATTCAACAGAATAATTTTAAACATAACAACATGGTTCCTTTTTTTGGCGGTAAAATTAAAGGTGCTACAACTGATTCAAATATAAATGAAAGTATACTTGATAGTATGCAGGGAGCCGGTTCACAGTGGCCTTCTAAAGTTGAACAAGCCCCATTATTTAAACCTCAAGAAAATATACAATGGAGTCATGGTATGCCAAATGAGAGTAATTTTTACCAATCCAGACAAAATCCAAGTACTAAAATCGCCAATGTTTTACCTTGGGAACAGGAAAAGGTTGCCCCGGGATTAGGTTTAGGATATACAACAGAAGGGCAAGGCGGCTTTAATGCTGGTACTTTAGATAGAGATAAATGGCTAGATAGAAACGTGGATCAGCTTCGTGTAGTAACAAATCCAAAGGTGACATTTGGTTTAGAAGGACATGAAGGACCTGCGATTGCCGGCGGAACAACTGGAAAACAAAGAGAGATGGGAACTATTGGAACTGTTGAAAAAAATCGCCCGGATACAGATTATAAAGTCGGCGCTGAAAGATGGTTTACAACAACAGGAGCTTCAATTGCACCTACAATGGCGCCAAAACAAATATTGCATGACAATAATAGACCTACAACAAGTGAAGAATATTTTGGGGCTGGTGGTCATGCGGATGCATCTTATTTAAAAGGTAATTATGAACCAACAATAAAACAACAATTACCTAGTCACGATGTTAAACCCGCATCTGCAATGGGTCAAGGAAATGGATTTGAAAATAATTATGGAGCCAATGGATATAAAGTAAATAATAATAATCGTGAATTAAATTCATCAACAAATATGTCTTCACATACTGGAATTGTAAATGGTGCATTAAAAGCAATGGTAGCTCCTATTATTGATATATTGCGACCAAGTAGAAAAGAAAATTTTATATCAAACCCAAATCCAAATGGAAACATCACATCATTAGTTCCAAATTTACCTATAACCAATCCAAATGATAAATTAAAAACCACTATAAAAGAAACTACAGTAGGAAAAATAGGGTTAGATCATTTAAATGTTAGCAGTATTGGTGTTCCTGATGGAGGATATTTATCTACAAATACTCAAGTTAGATCACAACAGCGAAATACTACCGATTGTGAGAGTTTTGGGAATATAGGTACAGTTCATGGTTCTGAAGCAACTAGTGTAGCGGCTTATAATAATCAACGGAATAATGTAAATAAAACTCATGAAAGTAGACCAAATCCTGGAGGAACATCAATGTTTACAAGCAATCATAATATTAAAATTGATAAATTAGATAATGACAGAGATAATAAGCGCCAGTTCTCTCCAGAGTTAGTTATACCAGTCAATCAGCAAAGTATATCTGGACATATACCATCTGTAGAAAATTATGGAAAAATTAACATGCCTCAATATTACGAATCTCAAAATAATAGAATGGCTCCAGATATTTTGACAGCATTTAAAAATAATCCATATGCACAAAGTTTATCTAGTGTTGGCCCACATTAAAATTCCATTTAATACCAAGATGGTTGTCTAGGTTCTGCTAGCTGTCTTGTTACTGGGATACCAGTTGTAAATGGATTCTCTGGATCATAACCAGCATCAATTAGTCTTTGTAAATTAGTCTCGCGTATCTGTGCAATCCGATTTTTATAATTGTTATATTCATCAAATCTTTGATTTTGAGCATTTTTTATAAATGGTGTTACAGTTTGTTGAAATTTTAATTTTGCAATTTTTTTAGCAAGTTCTTCAGGTAAATAATTACCAGTAGTTTTTTCAGCAACATCTTGTATAGCTGATAATAATTGGTTATCTAATACGCCGCCTGATAAATTTCGCTGTCTAGATTTTTTTACTAATTTATTATATTGTTTTTTATATACAGTACCTCGTTTTTTAGTTTTTTTATTTCCTCCAGAACAACTTTTTCTTGTTTTAGAATTGTATTTACAGCTTTTTCTCGACATATATAACTATATAAGTATATTAATAAAATAATATTTTGTAAAGATAATATATAAAATATTATTTTACTTTATTAATATAATAAAATGAATAATTCTAAATTAAGTGATGACATGAATAATAACATGAATAATAACATGAATAATAACATGAATAATAACATGAATAATAACATGAATAATAATAACATTAATACAGATATAATAGAAAGTTGGAGAATACAAAGATATCGATCAATAATTATCAATAAATATGATCAGATAACAATACCTATTATTTTGAAAAATATAAAAAATATATGTGATATTATAAAAAATAATTATAATATTAATGATAAAGATAATGATAATTATAAACAACCACTAAATACATTATTATTCCATGTTGTTAGGTTAATTGATAAATATAATTTAACATTGGACGATATAATGGAATATGAACTTGAATTTAGCTATAAATAATATTTTGAAGCATTACCAAAAACAGCATGATAGTGCATATCAATACTTCTAATTTGTATTTCATATATGAAATCATCTTTTTTTATATAAGTATGAATACTTCTATAATTATTTTGCTTTGGATTATTTATATAATCATCAATATTATTGTTATTATATATGCTATAGTTTTTAATTATTAAATAATGTATATAATAAGCATAGAATTCTCTATATAATATTATTGTATCCAAGTCTTTATAAAAATTATAGTTGCATATGTTTAAAGTATCAATTAGTTCACTTTTTTCAGCAAAATTAAGTTGTTTAGTATTATCATAAATAATTCGAATGCCATATATATCACATGGAATGGTTTTTTTATTTAACATTTTTTGGATGATCCTACTACGTTTTTTAATCCTTGATTGAAAATATATATTTTCAATATTATTTTTCACTAATTCATCATTTATAATGAGATTTTCTATATCATTACTAACTTCTTGAATATAATAATCATTTTTAATTATAATATTTATTGATAATAATAGTTTATTAATAAAACTATAGAAACGCATTATAATTGTCTAGTAATTTTATATAAAATATTAATATAAATCAATATTTTAATTTAAACATATAATCTAAATTAAAAATAATATATCATTTTATGATTAAAAATAATAATAAAACTAATTTTAATAACATACATAATAATATACTTGATAAATTAAATTATTTTATTGAAGTGAAAAAAATACCAAATATTTTATTTCATGGACCTTATGGTAGCGGAAAGAAAAAGCTAGTTTTCTCATTTATAGATAATATTTACAATAATGATAATAATATAAAAAAAGAATATACTATGTTTGTTAATTGTGCTCAAGGTAAAGGTATTAAATTTATTAGAGACGAATTAAAATTTTTTGCAAAAACAAATATAAATTATCAGGAAGGAAATTTTTTTAAAACAGTAATATTATCAAACGCAGATAAACTTACTATTGATGCGCAATCAGCAATTCGACGATGCATTGAACAATTTGCTCATACGACACGATTTTTTATAATTATAGAAGATAAGAATAAATTATTAAAACCGATAGTTTCTAGATTTTCAGAAATTTTTATACCATCACCAAGAATAAATAATGAATATATTAATTTATATAAGCATAATATATCTTTGCAAACAAAAAACGAATCTTGCATAAAAAAAAATAATGATTTAAAAAAATACATAGAATCTATAGAAAATTATAATGACTTGATAAAAATAACAAATAAGCTCTATGATAGCGCATATACAATAAATGATATTATTAATTATATTGAAAAAGCATCATTTGAAAATATTATAGATAAAACATTGTTGATATTGATAACACAAAAAATAAAATGCGAATTAAGAAACGAAAAAATAATTATTTTATTTATATTAAATTTAATAGTATTTCGTTCTGAATGTAATTTAGAAAGTATTGCATTTATATAAAATGGACGATTATTCTATATCTAGTTTAGTAGAATCAAAGAATGAATGGTGTGCTAGATTAGTTAGTATTTTATCAAATACTACAATAACTGGTATTATGGCTATATTTAAAGAAGCAATTGCACTATGTGAAAATGATGGTAATGAAACAAAATATTTAATGACATTTCAGAATTTATTAAGTAGAATTCCTCAATGGAATCCAAGTATTATAGAAACTGAACGTAAAAGAATAGAAACAGAAAGCCGGTGTAAATATATTGAAGATTTAATAACATGTGTCCATATTATTCAATTAAAAGCTCTAACTTGTGTTCGCGTAGGACAAAAACAAAAGAAAATAGATTTAGATATTCCGTCAGTTGACAAATTTATTCATCAAGTTTATATTAATGTTGCCAGAAAATTATATACAAACATATATTTATTTGAGAAAGACATATTACCTTTACAAATACAAAAAAATAATAGAGAATTAGAACTTTTAGTTAAAGAGTCTATTTTACTAACTATAAGAAATAATATTCCTATTGAAGATATATTAAAAGTATATATTGATGAAACTGATGAGCAAAACGTTGAAGTAACCGAACAAGAAATAATTTCTAAAAAACAAACAGAATCTAAAGACACTTCTAGTGATGATTCTATAAATAAAACTGATAATAATAATCTCAATATATCATCTTCAGTTGTAGATAAAAAAGATTCTACTGAAAATAGCGATGCAATAAAATTAGAAACTACAAATGCACCACAATTATCAGATAAAGATAGTAGTGAATTAAAATTAGAAAATTTAGGAGATATATCGTCGGGCTCTACTATAGATAATAATAAAAATGAAGACACAAGCCAAACTATTGGATTTTCAGATATAGATAAATCATTTTCTTCAAATGGAAAAGTTGAGAATGTTGATGCTCCAAAAACAATAGAGAGATTAAATCAGATTTCAATGGAGAATAATGAAAGACGGAAGGAAGAAGATGCTGATGATGATGATGATAAATTAGTACTTGGTGATAATATTAATCTTGATATTGATGAAATTCCTCTATCCGGTGATGATATTGATTTAGGCGCGATTGAAATTTTAGGTTAATTACGTTTAATTTATTAAACTTTATAATATTACTATTATAATGGATAGTGTGTTTTTTTTAGCTACAGTTATATGTTTCATATTTTTAATATGTAAATTTATTGAAATGAGATTTATATCAAAGGAAAATAAATCATTAAAATCAATGATTATAGACTCTGGGTATGTTTATTTTAGTATAATTATTGGATATTTTATAATTGATCAATTTAGCAATACCAAAGGTAATATTATTACCGGTGGCGCTACTCAAGTATTTACTGATGTTCCAGGATTTTAATAGATATTAATTAACAATTACTAATATAATAATTGTTAATATAATTTAAAATTTTTTATTTTTATTAATATTTATGATTTTCGCATTATTATATTGTCCGCAAGGACCACAATTATCTTCGTTAGCCAAATCAATTTTTCTCTTCATTTTATTATAACATGTATTTAATGTCCATCTACCTAATTTTGTAGAATATTCTTTTAATATATAATTATTAATTATATTTACTATTACTTTCATATGTAACTAATAATATACAATATATTATTTTTAAATATAATTTTTTATATTTTTATATAAAAATATAGCAGTTAATCCACCTAATATTTGCGCCATAATATAATATCCTACTTTCTTTTCCGGTAGTTTACCAGCAACAAACATCATTATTGATACAGCAGGATTAAAATTACCACCAGATATTTTACCACCAAGTAAAATCGCTATAGTTAGTGCTAAACCAATAGCATAAGCGTTTCCAGTTACTAATATTACCATTAAAAAAAATAATGTCCCTAGATATTCTACCATAATTGAGTTCATCATGATTATATATATAATATAATATAATATATAGAATATTATATTAATAATAATAATAATAATAATAATAATAATAATAATAATAATAATAATAATAATAATAATTGTAAAATTTATATACTTATTGTATCAATATTAAATATTTTTGCATTCTTATTTATTTCTTTTTTACTACATATAAATTTATTAAAATACTTATTTTGTAATTCTTTACCTGGTTCATGTGTATGAACTTTTCTTGCTATCATTTTATATAACTTGAAATCTGGATATCTCTCTTCACCATCGGATTTATATAATATATTTTGACCTTTATCATCATTGCACCAATTCATTATAATTTTATGTATAGAAGAAATATTTCGTCTCTTTTTCTTACAATTGATATTTTCTTCATCATATATTTCATTTATGAAATCTAACATAGAACACCCCAGTCTACATAGATCAAAACTGTAATTTGGCTCTATTTTTGTTTTACTATCATCATAATATGGTTCACAATTGTATTGTGTGGCTGCGTCCCCGTCTTTATGAAAACTATCACTACAAATAATTTTATCATTAATTTTATATATTGCTCTTCCAAAATCTATTATTTTAAAAATTTTCCCATATGTTGGGATTTTATAATGTTTATCGTTATATTTATAATAAATATATTTTTTATCGGTATGAACATACATAATATTATTCGTATGTAAATCATTATGTGTTAGGGAAAATAATTTTTGATATGTTATTAGTATCATTAATATTTGAACTATTATACTACCTAGTTCATCATCCTTAATATCCCCATCCATTAATAGTGAATCAAACGTATTTTGACACTGCTCAAGCGCAATTACCTGTATAGGAAATCGTTTTATCTTTATCATTATTTCATCTATATCTTCTGAACTACTAGATTCAATATCAGAATCTATATCCGAGTTCATGTCGTGATCATCGTCATCATCGTCATTAGTGATATTATTGTCATTATCACTATCGGATTCACCCATATCTGTTACTGAAGAACGAGATGAACAAGTACTATTTGTTGATTTACTTTTCTTGCTTAAATGAGAATCATCATCCATCGCATCATTATCCATCGCATCATTATCGTTATCATCAATTAGCACATTATTCGCATCAGTTATTAAATTTATATTTGATAATAATTCGATATTATTATCCATTTTGTCATCTACAGATTCAATTATTTCATCAAATTCTATTTCCATTTCTATATCTTCTTCAGCAAAATTTAGTTTTTTTTTATTTTTTCTTGAATCACAGTTAATCATATCTTCATATTCTGGATTTATAAAATTAAATGATTCATTAAGATTTTTATAGAAAAAATCTTTTTCTTCTAAAAATTCAATATCATCACAGATATTGACATGATAATCGTGCTTTATACCTAAAAATGACCCATAATAATCTAATCCATGAGGAAAATTATATGTATTTAGTAATTTTGATGATAGAAAATAAAAAAAACCATCTACATATGAAGCATTATTTTTATCTACAAATTTTTCATTTACATTTTCATTATTATTTATTTTTGGCAAATTATATAAATTATTATCATTTATATCATATTTCCCAGCTAAATATTTAACAGTGTCTAATAATGGACTTAATTTAAAGAAAGATTCTATTTCTTTTAAATTTTTATTTTCATCTAAAACAATACATAAATATTTATTTTCACTAATTTTTTTTTTTATTTCCACCAATGAATATTTGTTATTTAAATTTATTGAATTATAGTTCTTATCATTTAATGAAAAAAAATTATCATATATTGGAATATAATTTTGGGGGTTTTCTAAATTTAGAAGTTCTTTATCAAGAAAATTATTGAACAACACTTTATTGTTGTTTTTTTTATAATTCAACTCCATTATCTAAATTATATATAATATATCTTTTAATTTAACTTAATTGTTAAATGTTTTATTTATAGTTCGTCTTTTTAGTAATTTTATAATATTACAATTCAATAAATGAGTTTAGAATTAAAAAAATTTGATATGAAAACGATTACATTTAGACCCGATCAAAACTCTGGACCTGTTATTGTTTTAATTGGCCGTCGAGATACAGGAAAAAGTTTTTTAGTTAAAGATTTATTATATTATCATCAAGATATTCCAATTGGAACTGTTATTTCTGGAACAGAAGCCGGTAATGGCTTTTATAGCGCGCATGTTCCAAAACTTTTTATTCATGATGAATATAATACAGCTATTATCGAAAATATATTAAAACGACAAAGAACTGTTTTGAAACAAGTTAAGAGAGAAATGGAATCATATAAAAGAAGTAATATCGATCCTAGGGCATTTGTTATTCTAGACGATTGTTTATTTGATGCTACTTGGACACGAGATAAAATGATGAGATTATTATTTATGAATGGTAGACATTGGAAAATTATGTTAGTTATAACGATGCAATACCCATTAGGTATTCCTCCAACATTAAGAACTAATATTGATTATACATTTATTTTACGTGAACCATATATTGCAAATCGTAAACGAATTTATGAAAATTATGCGGGAATGTTTCCTACATTTGAAGCATTCTGTCAAGTTATGGATCAATGTACTGAAAATTATGAATGTTTAGTTATTAACAATAATGTAAAATCTAATAAATTACAAGATCAAATTTTTTGGTATAAAGCAGAAAATCATAAAGACTTTAAATTAGGTTCAAAACAATTTTGGGAAATGTCTAAAGATATTGGCTCTGATGATGAAGATGCTCCATATGATCCTAGTGCAGCAGCAAATAATAAACGGAAAGGACCTAAAATACAAGTTAAAAAAAATAAATGGTAAATTAATTCGTTTATATTTATATATTAATAAATGTATATTGTATATATGGAAAAGAATTTATTAGAAGTATATGATTTTCAAAACAAAATAAGATTAGGAAATCATCACGATGGTGGATATGTAATTTGTAAACTTGAAGGAGATTATGATTGTTATATTAGTTGTGGAGTAGCAAATGAAGCCAGTTTTGATAGAGATTTTTTAAAATTATATAAAAATATTGGAAAAAATAATTCTTTTGCTTTTGATGGAACTATAAAAAATTATCCTTGGGAATATACAAAAGATATAACTTTTATAAAAAAAAATATTTCTAATTTTAATGATAATAATCATACAAATTTAGATAACTTGATTAATAAATATGACAAAATATTTTTAAGTATAGATATAGAAGGGGGGGAATATCCGTGGCTATTATCTTTATCACAAGATAAATTAAAAAAATTTAAACAAATTGGTATAGAATTTCACGGATTAAATGACAATACTTGGGGTTCATCATTAAGTGATAAAATTAAATGTCTAAAGAAACTTAATGAAACACATTATATTATGCACGCTCACGGAAATAATTGTTCAGATATAAATATTCAAAATAATATTCCTGATGTATTAGAACTTACTTATATTAATAAAAACTATTTATTAGATATTCCCGGTAAAAATAAAACATTCTTACCAATTAAAGGATTAGATTACCCAAATAATATGTATAAAGCAGATTATGTATTAGGCTATTATCCTTTTGTAAAACATAATTTTAATATAATCAAAATAGGAAGTAGTGAAACAAATACAAAAATTATAAAGTTAGATAAAATATACCCAACAGATACTAAGTTAAATTTTGTTTATAATTATAAAGATACATTTACTTATATATTTAATAATAACAAGTTAAGTATAACAAGAACAGACGAAATAATTGGTTGGGGTCAAGATTTAATTGGTTATTTATAATTTTGTAAAAGTATCTATAAATTAAAATAGATTTCTATTATTAAAATATAGTTGGCGTTTTACACTTTTGAACCTTTAAAACGCTGATTATTTGAGATAATAACCTGAAATATGTGTTGAAGCATAGCATTCTGAAGAGTAATGGCCTTTTCTGCCACAACGATAACAATTTGATGATTTTTTATTTGTTTGAAAATAATCAGCATTTTAAATGTTCAAAGGTGTAATAAATAATTGGTAAAAAATATTAATTATTTATTTATTTATTTTTATCGGTTTTTTTTAGTGTTTTGTTTTTTTTGCCGCTTTTTTTAATTTTTTCACTTAACGTGTTGATTCGTTTTTCCTCTCTTATTTTTTGGGCCGCTGCTCTTTTCTCATCTCTTATTTTTTGGGCCGCTGCTCTTTCTTCGGCTCTTTGCTGTTGTTCTTTTTTTTTTTGTTTTTCTAATTGTTTTTTAAG